ACTCTTTGCGGTAGTTCCGCAGTGATCTGATACCAGCACTACAGTTCTCTTCATCGAACCATGCAGACTGCAATAGGCGTCTAACTGATTCAATGCCATCAATAATGGGCAGACTGGGTGCTATCTCAAAGTTAATACCAAGGTTCTCAGCCATCTCCTGACGGCTTTGACCGGTTGACCACTCTCTTACTCGTATGTCATGGGGTGCTATGTGATGACCCCACTGGATGCCGTGTTCTTCCTTATACGCTGCTAGCTCATCGAGGTAGTGCTGGATACCCTCACCGCTAGACTCGTAATAGCTTACAAACCTTACGGACTTGCCTTGCACTTGGAACAGCCAGATAGCCGTGGCGTCTGCAATGCCCAAGTCCCATGCTGTATTGACTGGTAATGCTCTATCGACTGGTATGGTGCTGATCTGCTTGTTGATGATATGTTCAGCAAAATACGCACCGTCTTTGTTGGCGTAGCAGTCACCCTCCCAGATATGGGCATACAACGCTGCGTTCTTTTCTTTAAGGTGTAACCTTTCAGCCTCCAGGGTCTCAGGAAACCATGGGTTTTCATCGTAATTAACTTTAACTACAAAAGAGCCTGGGGGCGGTTCAACAACAAAGCGTTGATATGTTGCGTCCATCTCATCTAATGGGTTAAAGCTCACCCATATTTCTGAATTATCTTTCCGGATAGTAGGTATGAGCGTGTCCCAACTTGCATTTGTCACGCTTTCGGCCTCTTCGATCCAGACCCTATCAATGCCTTCCATTGATTTAACTTTGGATATATTGGACCTTAAACCCTCAAACAAAAACCGCGAACCGTTTCGCCCCAGTATCTGGGTCTTCTGCACTTCAAAGTGTCCAAGTAAGCCCAACCGGTCAATGGTATCAACTAAAAGCTGGTGGACTGAGTCGGTTATGCTCTTTTGGATCTCACGGGCGCAGAGTATGCGCAATGGCTCTTTATATGCAGCCAGCACAAGGAGCATGGCTATAGAATAGCTCTTCCCACTGCCACGGCCACCGTAAACAACCTTATACCTGCAAGGCTTTAATAATGGCTCAAAGGGCGCTGCAAGTGTCAGGTCTAAGCTTTTAGCGTTAACCATTGAGTCTTTTTGCTGTGTTGTCGACTATGGCTATATTTATCAGGCTTGGTGGGTTAATTGGATCAGCGCTTAGCACTTGTTTATCAAGCCCGTGAAGCCTAGCCATACCCATCACCGCTGATACTGCCGCTGAAGGGTTCTTTACAGAGTATGCAAGCTGGCGGTCTTCCCTAAGCTGTTCGGTTAGGCTCTCGACGGTGACTGCGTGAAGCTTTGCTTGCTCCGCTTGTAGTTCGGCCACCCTACCCAATACCGCCCCGTTATTAAACACGCGTTGAACCTTGGTGCTGATAGCTTTGTCCGTCATGTTTGTAGAATAACCGGCCTGTCTATATGCCTCGGTTTTGTTCCCAGTAGCCACGAACACCTGTGCGGCGGTCTCCCATTGGTGGTTCTTTAACTGTCCCATTGTATCTAGTGGCGGCAATGCTGCGGCCCTCCTAAAACGACGAAACCCGCCGGAGCGGGTCAAGTGGTTAGTTTGGTATTTAACCGGATTAGATCACTAATACTGGGTCGAAGCACTGCCAAAGTGGCAGTTTATTAAGTAATTACTTATAAATAGCTATACACCGTTAAGCCTTACGGGTTATAATTAACCACAGCCCCGCGATAGCTGGGGCCATAAACCACCAAAGGAAATATTAACAATGACTTTATTACAAGAAATAGCAGCAGAAAGAAGCAAGGTAAGAGCCGAAGTTAAATCTAAGTCAGCATGGCCAATAGTTATGTCCATAGGTTGGGAGATACGCAAGCAAGCCCTAGACACTGAAATAGTCACTATCTACGAGGGCGAAGGCTACGTATCTAAGACGGTTATAGACCAATGTATTGCCGATGCTGGAGACCGGCCCGTGTGGTTTGAATGTCGTTACGATATGTGGGAGAGCGTCAAAGGTGTTGAAGATGGAGACTATGAGATAGGCGACCATTGCGACGTTTACCTTGCAAATTATGAAAACTGGACAAACTAACCCATAACGACTGGGGCCAGCGATGGCCCCCACAATAAATCCCACCAAAGGAAACGTTAACCATGAACAAGCCAAACAACCACCCTTTAAAAATGCCCTTATCTACTGGGACAGTTTGCACCCCGTACGACTCCCGCATGATTAGCCGACGCGCTGAGCTTATGAGCTTAATTGTCAGCCGGACAAAACGACAATTAAAAACCCGCTTAGCTACTTATTAATTAACGACTGGGGCGAAAGCCCCAACCAATAAATCCCACCAAAGGATAAAAAGCTAATGATACATATTAGTCAAACTCAGAAAATACGCGCCGGAAGCTGGAGCCTTGAAGCTCTCCTAACTTGCCCCGCCGCTATCATATCCGGCTCTTTAAAGTCCGGAAAATACGAACTAGCCGACGCTTGCAAGGGTTGTTACGCACTGGGCGGTAATTACCGTTATCCCAACGTCAAAGCCCCACGCATCGCCAACCGACAAGACTGGAAGCGCGACGACTGGGTTGATGACATGGTCGAAGAGCTAGACAGTCACCGCTATTTTAGATGGTTTGACTCCGGCGACTGCTACGACTTGAGGCTTGCTAAAAAGATCCTAGCAGTTATGGCAGCGACGCCCCACTGCCGGCACTGGTTCCCTACCAGACAGCACAAATTCCCAAAGTTTATGAAAGTATTGAACAACATGGAGTCGCTCACTAACGTAGCCGTAAGGCTTTCCAGCGATTCAGTGTTGGGCGGTATTCTTACTACTAGCCTACCCAACACCACAATAATACCAACGCCCGAATATTTGACGCCGGAGATGTCACTTTGTAACGCTTGGGCAAATGATGGCAAGTGCGGAAAATGCCGTGATTGCTGGGACTCAGACATTAAAACTATTGCTTATGTTGCCCACGGGCGAACCATGACCAAAGTGATCAAAATCAAACTTTTAGAGGTGGCGTAATGAACAGACAAACCAAACGAGAACTAATACAAGAGCTTTCACTACTGGGTGGAAGCATTATTAAATCAATGGTTTTTTGTGGTTTTGTGTTGGCGCTTGCATGGTCAATTGTGACCGTGTTGGCAATGTTTCAAATAATTAATGTTACGGGGTAATTTATGAACGGTTACATTTGCTTTTGGAATCAAAACCGCGAAGAAGTACACGCGGCTAGCTCATACGAAGCGCAAGAGAAAGCTAGGGCGCGTTTTCAAAAGTCCACTAGAAAGAAGGTTAAAGGCTACGATATTTGCACAGTTATTGCAGAAGTCGACGGCTTCCCAGTAGTTCACAGCACAGCATCAATTTAAATCAATAACTGGGGCGAAAGCCCCGAAGGAGTTTTACAAATGAATACACAACCGATTAAAACAGTACCAGTTTTCGCAACATACGACAGTATCGAAGGCGCTACGAGTTACGGTATGAAGATCGCCCACAGTATGGGAGACGCTGATAAGTGCGCGATGATTACCGGCCTAATGGTGCTTTTCAACACTATGGGAAAGGAAATAAACGCGCTACAGGACGAGCTAAACAAATGAAGCTTTTTAAGGCGATTAAAAACGGACACCTTGGTGTCTGGGCTTTTATTATCTGGCTATCTGCCGTGATTATCAAAGCTGCGTACGACTCAATCTAACCCACCATAACGACTGGGGCGAAAGCCCCAAAGGAGAACATCACCATGCAATACTTTGCAACCGTAACCGGAAATAAAGACGTAAATTTAAGCCGAGAAGTGCTTACTAATTTTCTATTGGATTACTGCGCCGAAAAATACGGCGAAGCAGAAGCCACCGTGCACACAATGGTTTTAATGCAGGAACTGCAAAACGGAACGATAAGGCTGTGGCGAAAGAATAGAACAAACTCAATAACCATAACCGGCAAAGAATAACCCACCATAACGACTGGGGCGAAAGCCCCAAAGGAGAACTTATGATTAGTAAAACGACAGACGCGTATCTAAGGGAGTTTGAATACGACATAGAAAAAGCGCTTACCGCTGGACACGCAGCCAACGCGCTGACCGATGAACAAATTGGAGTCATGTTCGAGCTAGAAACGATTAACGACGTAATCGAAGACGCCCACAAGTTTATGATTAAAAACAAGCGGGGTAGCGTATGACTATTCAAGACGTTGAAAAGCTAACAAAAAAGCACGGCGTTAAACTATTAGCTTTTTATAATGGAGTCGCACTTTGTTATGTAGGTAAAGGCGTTCACCCTTTTGTGACGTGGCGCTTTAATGAGGATGGTTTTTTCTGGGGTCACTATGCCGACACTTTAGAAAACGCTAAAAACGAGTTCAAAGAGCGCATATCTGCGCGATAACCCACCAACTGGGGCGAAAGCCCCACAGGAGTTTTAACGATGAATAATGTATCAAGATTACCCCAACCCACAGCAACTATTGATCTGACTTTTACCATGTTAGACAAGTGTATTATCGACGCTAACGCGACAGTGCGCCGGTTCGCTTTTGCCCACGGTGTTGACTTTACCCAACTAGAAAAGGGAGGCGAAAACGGTGTTGTAATCGAGGCCCGACATTTTGGTGGGGAAGATTGCAAGATCAAATTCTATCTAACCAAGCGCGGCGATAGACGGGTATCTATCAGTAAACTAAAGAGTCTAGCAGGAGACGGCGACACAGTCGCAATAACCATGATGGACGGCGTGGTGGTTATTAATCTAACTAAGGTAGACGAAAACGAACTTAACGGTTATTTAAACGCAATGGGGTATTAACCCACCATAACGACTGGGGCGAAAGCCCCAAAGGAGAACACTATGGAATTATGCTACCAATACGACCCAACAGAAGAGTACAAAACTGAGCTACCGGTTGAGGGCATGACT